GTCGGGCGCGTGAATGCGTATCAGCGTCAGATCGCAAAGCTTCAGCAGCAGATCGCTCAGTTGCAGCAGGGCGGCAAAAAGGCGGGCGAAAACCCGGAAGGGTCCGGCTACTCAGACGCGGAATGGAAAGCGCTGCAGGAAGACTTCCCGGAGGTTGCCGCCGCGATCGAAAAGCGCCTGAACGCAGTGTCCACGCAGTATGAACGCCAGATTCAGCAGCTGCAGGGCCAGCTGCAGCCGATTCAGCAGCAGGCGCACGAGCAGTTCCTCCAGGCGCAGTATTCGGTGCTCGAGCAGCAGCACCCGGATTGGCGCGATACGGTCAACACACCCGAATTTCACCAGTGGTTGCAGCAGCAGCCGCCGATGGTGCAGCAGCTGATGGAGAGCGAGAACGCCGCGGAAGCCGCGTATCTGCTCAATACCTACAAGCTGGCCACCGGCGCCTCGCAGCAGCCGAACACTCACCTGCAGCAGCGCCGGCAGCGGCAGCTGAAAGCAGCTCAGACCGTCCCTAATCGGGGCGGGCGACAGCGCAGCACAATCCCGGACGATGATCCGGATGCGCTGTTTGATTATTACGCAAGCCGGTAAGGCCGCCGAGTACGGCCGCCTGCCTCCCGGTTTGCTCTGATCCACCCGCACGCACGCACAGCGGACGATTCCGAAAGCCTCGCCTCCCATCGGACGCGGGGCTTTTTTGTGACTCCTCCGTGACAGCAAGCGAAAGGGTAGCAATCGCAAAGCCTTTTACTTTCTGACACTTAGGAGCAATACCCATGGCTACTACCACCTATAGCGGCCTGTCCCAGCGCACTACTGTCTTGGCCATGGCCGAACACCTGAAACACGCCGAACCGGTTCTGGTGCTGTCTAAATTTGGCATGGCCAAACCGGTGCCGAAGAACAAGTCGCAGGCGGTGAAATTCCGCCGTCCGGTGCCGCTGGCCCTGGCGACGACTCCGCTGACTGAAGGCGTCGCGCCCACGTCAAAGGCGCTGGCGTATGAAGACGTTGAAGTCACTCTGAGCCAGTACGGCGATGTGGTCGAAATTACGGACGTCGTGCATGACCTGGCGGAAGATCCGGTGCTGAAAGACGCCACCACGCTGACCGGCGAGCAGGCCGGTGAAACAGTGGAGTCTCTGATGTGGGGCATCCTGCGTGCCGGCACCAACGTGTTCTATGCCAATGGTGCCGCGCGCAACGAGGTCAATACCAAGATTTCGCTGGCGAAACAGCGCGCCGTCACCCGTCTGCTGAAAGCGGAGCGAGCGAAGAAGGTCACCAGCATGGTGTCCAGCTCAGTCAAATACGGCACCGAGGCGATCGACGCCGCCTTCATTGGCTTTGCACACACCCACCTCGAGGCCGATATTCGCGACATGGCTGGGTTCGTCCCGGTGGAGAAATACGGTTCCATGAAGCGGCTGCCGTACGAGATCGGCAAGGTCGAGGATGTTCGGTATGTCCTGACACCGGTGCTGGAGCCGTTCGCGGATGCGGGCGGTCTGGCCGGCTCGATGGTGTCCACGTCTGGTACCAGTGCGGACGTGTACCCGGTGGTGATCGTTGGCAAGGACGCATACGGCCATATTGCGCTGAAGGGCAAAGATGCCGTGGAGATGAAGATCCGCCAGCCGGGTGAGATCGATTCCAACGACAAGCTCGGCCAGAAGGGCTGGGTCGGCTGGAAAACCTACTGGAAGGGCTTTATCGCCAACGAGATGTGGATGGCGCGCCTGGAAGTGGCTGCCACTGACCTGTAACAGGCAGTAACCCGGGGAGGCAACCGCCTCCCCTGTCTTTGATGCAACGCCGCCCGTGAGGGCCGCAGGAGAACAGTGATGACTGACATCAATCTGGATGCAATGACCCGCGACGAACTGAAAGAGCAGGCGGGTGTGCTGGATATTGCCTACGCGCCGAATATCACCGATGAGAAGCTGCGCGAGAAGATCCGTGAAGCACTGGGGGAAACCCAGCAGGTCGAAGCCGTCGAGCCGATCGTCGCTCCGGCGAAATCAAAAGGGCGTATGTACCGTGGCCAGATCCACAAAGACGGCAAGGACAAGCAGCCGGTGCCGGTAGCGGTTAACGGCCATGTCTTGCGTATCAAGCGCGGGGAAACCGTCACGATCCCGGAGGCACACTACCACGCCCTGCAGAACGCTGTTCAGGCGGTATGGGATGATGACGCTGGCGAGATGATCGAAGTGCCGGCATATCCCAACTCGTTCCAGCCGGTTGAGGGCTGACCATGAACTTCCTGCAACTGTGCCAGCGGCTCAGACAGGAAACCGGCATTGCGGATTCTGGCCCGTCCCAGGTGACGGGTCAGACCGGCGACATGAAACGTCTGGTGGACTGGATTCAGGAAAGCTGGCTGCGCATCCAATCGTCACGTAACGACTGGGGGTGGATGTGGACTGCAGACAGCCAAGTGCTGGGCGCAGGAAACAGCACGCTCACGCTGCCCGATACGGTCGAACGAGTGATCCCCGGAACGCTGACGATCGGTAACCATGAGTTGGTGGAAATCGATTATCGGGACTATCGCCGCCTGTACCGCGAGTTGAGCCGTGGGCGGCCATGTCAGTACGCAGTTCGGCCTGATGGGGTTGTCGCCTTCAGTGCGCAAGCAGATCAGGACTATACCGTCGCCTACGAAGCGTACAAGACGCCGGCATATTTCACGGACGGTATCGAGGTGCCGGGGATGCCGCCGCGTTTCCATATGCTGATCGTGTGGGGCGCACTGATGGAATATGCCATCTACGACGAAGCGGGCGAACTCTACCAGAAAGGCCGCAGCAACTATGACACGCTGTTTGCCGAACTGTCGCTGGATCAGGAGCCACGTATGGAGTTTGCGGGGCCGCTGGCATGACGGTGCTAACCAAGTATTTCCCGCTGAAAGGCGGGCTGAACGAAGTGGCTCCGCCGCTAGCCACAAATCCGGGCGAGCTAATCGACTGCCTGAACTATGAATGTCTACCGGAAGGCGGCTATCAGCGCATCAAGGGCTACAGCCGGTTTGATGGGCAGGCAACCGCGAGCATGGCAGTGCCGGGTACCGGTGATGTGTTGGGGGTACACGTTTACAAGGGTGACGTGTATGCCATCCGCGAGGACGGCACAAATGGCCGCCTGTACAAGGCCACGGCAAGTGGCTGGGTAGAAGTCGACAACACCTTCACCTGGAGTCTCGGCGGCACCTATCGATTTACCAACTACAACTTCTATGGCCAGGACAGCCAGGAGGAAATGTTCATCGTCAATGGGGTCGATCAGGCCGTGAAGTTCGATGGCGCCACGCTGACGCAACTGACCACAGGCACCGGCGGCGATAATCCGAGCGCGGTGGCTGGGCACAAATTCCACCTGTTCCTGTGCATCGAATCCAGCCTGGTGAACTCAGCAACCGGGAACCCCACAGACTTTTCTGCAGCAAGCGGTGCGGCAGAGATCGCAGTGGGAGACACCATTCGCGATCTGAAAGTGGCGAACGGGGCCCTGATTGTCGCGTGTGAAAATGGCGCCCAAGTGCTGTATGGCAATGACAGCTCTGATTGGCAGCTGGAAAAGCTGAACGAAACCGGAACCTATGCCGGCACGCTTGCTAATATTGGTGGCCAGGTGATCGGGTTGGACAATCAGGGTGTGATGAGCCTGGCAGCGAGCCAGACCTATGGCAACTTTGCCTACTCATCCGTCAGCCAGAAGGCCCGCAACCATATCGATTTTCTGGTACGCAACGGTACGCCAGTCAGCACCATCAACCGGGTCAAAGGGCAGTACCGACTCTTCGCGGGCCGCAACGGCGCGTACATCACGTTCAGTGGCACAAAGCTGATTGGTATCACAAAGGTCCGGTTCGAAGACGCGGTGACCTGCATCACCAGTGCGATTGACGGCAACGGTGACGAGGTGACGTACTTCGGCTCCACTGATGGCAACGTCTACCAGCTGGATACCACCCATACCTTCGATGACGCCCAGATCTACGACTTCCTGCTGTTGGCATTTCATCACTTTGGCACGCCGACGCAGCGCAAGCGGTTCCGCCTGATTCAGGCGGATATGCGTGGCAGTGGCACGCCGTCCGAGCTTTACGCTCGCGTCATCACCGATTATGCCAATGGCCTTCGCTCGTCTGCGCAATCAATCAATCAGCGCTCAACTGGCGGCGGCCTGTGGGACTTCTCGCTGTGGGACCAGTTCACCTACGACAGTCTGTACCACAACGACGCCAAGGTGCGACTCAGCGCTGTTGGCACCAATATGGCCGTACTCATCAGCTCTGATAATGCCAATGACGGCCAGCACACCATTTACGGAATTACCGTGCACTACTCACCCAGGAGAGTGAATCGATGAGTAACGATTACACCCCGGATCTGACGCCGCTTGCGCCCGGCGACGTGGCGCGATCGAATGATGTCAACGAGCGCTACGAAAATATGGTGGCAGCGTTCGATAAGCTGCCTGCGCCGGCGGTCGGCAAACAAGGGTTTGGCGCTCCTGTGCCTGTCGGCAGCCCGGTAGAGGATGATCATGCCGTTAACAAGCTCTGGGCCGAAACGGCCATGAGTTCACAGCTGACTCAGGCAACCGCGGCGGCAGCGACCGCAACGGCGCAGGCAGGCATTGCCACTGATCAGGCGGGTGTTGCTGCCACAAAGGCAAGTGAAGCCAATGACAGTGCGGTAGCCGCTTCAACGCATGCTGGTACAGCGACCACCCAGGCTGGCATCGCGACGGCGCAGGCTGGCATTGCTACCACAAAGGCTGCTGAAGCAGCCGACAGCGAAAGCGTGGCGACAGCGAAAGCGAATGAGGCCACCACTCAAGCCGGCATTGCAACCGGTGCCGCTGACGATGCGACTGCGCAAGCCGGGATTGCTACCAGTCAGGCAGCAACAGCCACCAGCGCAGCCAGTGCGGCCGCGAACAGTTCGACATTGGCACAAGAGTGGGCGGAAAAGGCGGAAAACGCGGAAATCACGGGCAGCCCCGGGAGTTATTCGGCGAAACACTGGGCCAGCAAGGCAGAGACTTTCGCGGGTGAAGCGATCGGAGCAAGAAATGACGTCGAGCAAACCCTGGCGATATACACCATGGACCCGCTGCGCCGCTCGGTAGAATCCGCATCGGGCGGCCGCATGACCGTGCTGTATACCGCCAAGGGCGAGCCCTGCTACATGCATGTGTTGCCGAAATTCATGCTGGAGGATGTTGATCCGACGCTAGCACTGGGTACTGGTGTGCACCCCGCGTTCATCAAAGGCGGCACCGAGCTGACCGAGCTGTTTATCGGTGCGTATCAGGCCAAGGTGGTTGGCGGCGAAGCGCTGTCGCAACCGATGCAAGACCCGACAACATACGTCAATTACGACCAGGCAAAAGCCTACTGCGCCGCCAATGGCTCCGGCTGGCACTTGATGACCAACTGGGAGTGGGCCGCTATTGCGCTCTGGTGTATGGCAAACGGCTATGAGCCGCTGGGCAATACAAACTATGGTCGTCATCACGACCAGCGTTATCAGACAGGCCGGAGGCAGGATGGAGGCCAGCCGGGCAACACGTCCGGCACCGCCCGCACACTGACCGGCTCCGGTCCCGCCGATTGGGCGCACGACAAAACCCCGGCTGGCATTCACGATCTTGTGGGCAATGTCTGGGAATGGCAGGGCGGACTGAAGCTGCAGGACGGGCGCGTGGTCATGCCTGCTGACAACGACTGGGATGCAGATGAGTCGGCATGGGTTGCGCAGGATCTGTGGTTCAGCTCAGGGAGCGCAACCGCAACGACTTCGGCACTAAGCTTGGTAACAGATGCAGGCAGCGTGGTGCGCAACGGAACCGTCGGCGATGATTCAAACTCCGGGTTTTACGACTACAGGTCGCCGTGGTCCGCGCTGCCGATCACCGGCACCGCTCCGCTATCGACACAGCAGGCACTGCTCGCACCCGCAGGAATTGCTCCGGTAGGGCTGGCATACGCGCGAACCTACGGTGAGCGACTCCCGCTCCGCGGCGGCTCTTGG